ACTTCAAGAGGTGGAACAGGATTAACAACTTTAGGTACAGCATCACAAGTATTAAAAGTTAATAGTGGAGCTTCAGCTTTAGAATTTGGAACATTAACATCAGACGGCACAGTTGATTGGGACACAGTAGTTAAGACTTCAAGTTTTACGGCAACTGCTAATAAAGGATTTTTCTGTAATACTACTTCATCTGCATTTACAGTTACACTACCAGCTTCGCCTACTGCTGGTGACGAAATTGTAATTGTAGATTATGCAGGAACATTTGCGACAAACAATCTTAATATTACAGCAACACCAAAAATAAATGGTTCTGATAATGATATAAAACTTACAACAAATAGAGAAGCAACAAGATTAGTTTATATTGATGCAACACAAGGTTGGATTGCTTATTCAGGCGTAAATGAAGGTTCATCTCCATCATTAACAGATAATCCACCTATTTATTCAATAGATTTTTTAGTAATAGCTGGAGGAGGTGGTGGTTCACAAGCAGGAGGAGGTGCAGGTGGATATAGGACATCAACTCAAACAGTCAATGGAGGTACAGTAATTACAGTAACAGTTGGAGATGGTGGAAGTGGTAATAATAATGGTCAAGTAGGTGGTCAAGGTTCAGACTCTTCAATATCAGGAACAGGATTAACAACAATAACTTCTGCTGGAGGTGGAGGTAGTGGTTCTGGAGAGGATAATCCTTCTGGTCTTGGTGCTGGTTCAGGTGCAAGTGGAGGTTCAGGCGGTGGAGGTGGACAAAATTCAACTCATGCAACAGTAGGTGGAAATGGTAATACTCCAGCCACATCTCCAAGCCAAGGTAATAATGGTGGAGGAAATGCTGGATACTCAGGTTCTCCTTACGCTTGTGGTGGTGGTGGAGGTTCTAGTGCTGTAGGTGGAAATGCGACATCAAATAGTGTTTCTGGTAATGGTGGTGCTGGTACAGCTTCTTCAATAACAGGTTCTTCCGTAACAAGAGCAGGTGGAGGAGGAGGCGGTGTTTATGTAGCTGGTGGTACGAATGGAACGGGTGGTTCTGGTGGTGGGGGTAGTGGTGCATATAGTGGTGGAAATCCTGCTACAGTTAATACTGGTTCTGGTGGTGGCGGAACTAATGCTGGATATAATGGTGGTGCAGGAGGAAAAGGAGTTGTTATATTAAGTGTACCAACTGCTTCTTATTCTGGTACAACATCTGGTTCGCCAACAGTTACAACATCAGGTTCAAATACAATTTTACAATTTAACGGAAGTGGGAGTTACACAGCATAATGGCTAGTTTTGCAAAAATAGGATTAAATGGAAAAGTGATTGAAGTTCAATCAGTAGTAAATGAAGTTCTACACGACAGTAATGGAGTAGAACAAGAAAATATTGGAATAGATTTTCTAACTAAATTAACTGGCTGGGCTATTTGGAAACAAACATCTTACAATACGCAGGGTGGTGTTCACAAATTAGGTGGCACACCTTTTAGAAAAAATCACGCAGGAATAGGTTATACTTATGATGAAGATAGAGATGCTTTTATTCCACCTAAACCTTTTAATTCTTGGATATTAGATGAAGATACTTGTCTTTGGAACGCACCTATACCTTATCCAAATGATGAAAATAGGTATAAGTGGAACGAAGAAAATCAGTCTTGGGATTTAATAGAGTAACCTCAAAAAGACCATTAAGTCTTTTCTCAACAAACAAACACAATGGTGAAAAAAATATATCAAAATCCTAGTGGTGGATTAAATGCTAAAGGTCGTGCTTTCTTTAATAGAAGAGATGGTTCTAAATTAAAAATACCAGTTAAATCCGGTTTAAATCCTCGTAGAATATCATTTGCGGCTCGTTTTGCCGGAATGAAAGGAGCCTTAAAAGATGAAAAAGGTAGACCTACAAGACTTAAATTAGCGCTTAAAAAATGGGGTTTTGCTTCTAAAGAAGCGGCAAGAAATTTCGCTAATAGACATAAAAAATCTTAACAAAAAAAAATCAATATATGTTTAATAAAAAATTAAAATTTCCTTATTACGAAAAAGTAAAAAAGAATAATAAAAGTTTCGTAAAAAAGGTTCAGAAATTTTGGGCAGATGTTTTTACAGACAAATTGAAGTGTATTAAACATTTTTTCAAAATAACAAAAAAGTAAATAAATCAACAATTTAAAGACAACTACTATGAAAAAAAAGAAAAAAGAAGTGTCGGTTATGGATTTAATTGAAGAAATTGAAGACAAACTGGTAGAGCTAAAAGATAAAGTAAACGAAAAAGATTTTATGTCAAATTATGATGACGAATTTGATGATGAAAATACAGACTAATTGTGAAAACAATAACTCGTAAAAAATTAAATATTTGCAAACATAAAACTACAAATGAGCAAATAGATATTATTCTTTATGAGATAAGAGATTTAAGAAAAGACGTTTCTGAACTTAAATCATACGTAAATAAATCAAAAGGAACTATAGCAGTAATAATATTTTTATCAGGTATTTTTGCTACAATATTAACTGCTTGGCAATTTTTAAAAAATAACTAACAAAGAAAATGAAAAACTCTCTATACGGAAACATAAATAGACGTAAGAAATTAGGAATATCTAGGTCAAAGAAAAAATCTACTATTTCTGCAAAAGCTTACGCTAATATGAAAGCCGGTTTTCCTAAAAAATAAATACGTGTTTATAAGACCTGTTATCGGTTCTTATTACTTAAAGAATATAAATGATAGTTGAAACTTTACAAATATTAAATCTTTTAATACCGATAGAAATTAAGGTTCTAATATTATTTCTTATTTTTTATATAGTACATCAAAAATTAAAAAAACTTATAAATAAATGAAATTTACACTTACTCTTTATATTTGTTCATTAATAAATCAAAGTTGTTATATTCCTACACAATTTCCTATTGAACAAGAAAATTATTATGAGTGTATTAAAAATGGCATAGGTTTAAGCTATGAACACTTATTTGGTCAATCTAATTTTACAAGACAACAAATTATAGATAATCAAATATACGCTTCTTATACTTGTTATGTTATTGAAGACCAAAAAAAACTTGAAACATAATATGAATGATAAATTAAAAGAGCTACACGAAGAGCTAGCAAAAGTATTACTTGATAAAGTAAAGCATCCAGAAGCTAAAGCATCAGACTTAAATGTAGCTAGACAGTTTTTAAAAGATAATAACATTGAGGCTATACCAGTAGAACATTCTCCATTAAAAGCATTAGTAGATGAAATGCCATTTACTGTAGAAGAAAATATAGTCCATGATGGAAAAGATACCCACTAAGTTAAAAGATTTTAGAAATTTTTTATATTTAATTTGGAAACATTTATCATTACCTCAGCCAACACCTGTTCAATATGATATAGCAAACTACATTCAAAGTAGTGAAAAACGCTTGATTATCAACGCTTTTAGAGGAGTAGGTAAATCTTGGATATGTAGTGCTTATGTTTGTCACCAACTATTATTAGACCCACAAAAAAATATATTAGTTGTATCTGCATCAAAAAATAGAGCAGATGATTTTAGTACATTTACTTTAAGACTAATTAATGAAGTAGATATTCTTTCACATTTAAAACCTTTAGATACACAAAGACAATCTAAAGTTAGTTTTGATGTTAGACTTGCAAGAGCTAGTCATGCTCCGTCAGTAAAATCTTTAGGTATAACTTCTCAGTTAACTGGAAGTAGAAGTGATATAGTTGTTGCTGATGATGTAGAAAGCGCAAACAATTCAGCTACTATGGGTATGAGAGATAAACTTTCAGAACAAGTAAAAGAATTTGAAAGTATTATAAAACCAAATGGTAGAATTATATTTTTAGGTACAATGCAAAATGAAATGTCATTGTATAATCAATTACCAAATAGAGGATATAAACAAAGAATATGGCCAGCGTTATATCCAAATGAAAAACAATTACAAAGTTTTGGTAGAACATTAGCTCCATTAATTAAGAATACTTGGAACAATGATTTAGTAGGTAAGCCTACAGACCCAAAAAGATTTGACATTGATGATTTAAACCAAAGATTATTTAGTTATGGTAAGTCTGGTTTTAATCTTCAGTTTATGTTGGATACAGCTTTATCTGATGAAGATAAATACCCAATCAAATTAAAAGACTTGATTGTGATGTCTACTAATCCAACAACAGCTCCAGAAAAAGTTATCTGGGCTAGTAGTCCAGAATTACGACATAATGATTTACCTTGTGTAGGTTTACATAACGATGCTTATTATAGACCAATGCAAGTACAAGGAGACTGGATACCTTACCAAGGTTCAGTCATGGCTATAGACCCTAGCGGTAGAGGAGAAAACGAAACCGCTTATGCAGTTATAAAGATGTTAAATGGTAATTTATATTTAACTGATGCTGGAGGTCTTATAGGAGGTTATACAGATAAAACATTACAAGACTTAGCCAACATAGCTAAAAAAGAAACTGTTAATGTTATTATAGTTGAAGAGAACTATGGTGGAGGTATGTTTACTAAATTACTACTTCCATTCGTCTATAAAACCTATCCAGTAACGATAGAAGAGATTAGACATAATATTGCTAAGGAGAAGAGAATTATTGATACGCTAGAGCCTTTAATTCAACAACATAGGCTAGTTATTAATGAAACAATAATTACTAAAGATTATCATTCTACAATGGAAAAATATCAGAATGAGAAAGCTTTACGATACCAATTGTTTTATCAAATGAGTAGAATAGGTAGAGATAAAGGCAGTATATCAATAGACGATAGAATAGACGTATTAGCTATGGCCTGTGGTTACTTTGTTAAGCAAATAGCTAGAGACCAAGAAACTGCTGTAAAACAGCGTAAAAACGAGTTGTTAAATAAAAAACTTCAAATATTTATGAACCATAATAGATTTAAGAAGAAATCAAACAATCTTAAATGGTTTAACAACAGGACAGTATAGATGGCTGGGGGTTAACACTAGCTATACCCTAGCAGTATACCTAAGGTTAACTACTACTAATGTTAGACTTCCTTAGGTTTACTTATCTATTACCTAAAGTAGAGATAGAGATAGATATACATATAACTACCTTCTACTATAACTATAGCGAACACTTACAGATATAAACTATAATTAACTATAATATGAACATAAGCCAAGTTATTAATGTCTACAACAAGCTTCAAGAACAAAACTCAACTATATTTCCTAAACCTTTAGGTAGGCAAGAGATAACAACTATGAAACCTAGGTTGGAACTTGTAAAGAAACTAAAGGTTAGACCTGCTTCAATGCCAAACTTCAAGTACAATGGAGATGATTGGTTAAAAGAAAACATAGTAGAATTTTTTGAACACATACTTTACATAGCTGATGTGTAAAATAATTTGGTAAAAATTTGCGACAAGGTCTACGTAATATGTCCAGAAAAAAAACCCCCCTTTAGGCTAATTTTTTAAAAAACAATAGATAATTTTTTGCACATACAGGCACATTTTATTTTTTTGAAGCCTATAATTATTATTTTTGTAGGCATGTCCGAGGATGTTAAAACTACTTACCTTATATTTTTAATATATGTACGCTAAAAAAGACTGATTTTTTTTTTGGTCGCTTTTTTTCTCTTATCTGTTTTTAAATTTTTTCTATTGACATTGTAAACGCTAGCGTATAATAATATATTTTTACTAACAAACAAAGTGAGGTTATATGTCTACAAGAGCAGTCTACACATTTATAGATACTAATAAAAAATATCATGTATATAAACACCATGACGGCTACCCGTCTGGAGCGCTTGAGTTTATAGCGAGGGCTCAGGTACATGCTTGGCCGTTGCCTAGATTTGAGGCGGATGAATTTGCGTGCGCTTTTATATCGGCCAATAAATCCGAGGCAGGAGGTATGTACTTAACAGATACTTATGAAAGCCATGGGGATTTAGCATATAGGTATGAAATTAGAAGATTTAATAAAACGCTTTTAATTCATGTCTATTCTATTAATTCTGTTAAAGGTGACTCCAAGCTAGTTTCAAGCGGTACACTTGAAGAGTTATGCTTACATTTTAAAGTTAACTTAAAAGACGTTATTAAATTTAAATTAGAGCATGACAAGGCTAAAGAATTAGAGCGTCAAGAAATAGAAACCTTTTACAGTAAAGCCAAATTAAAAGCCGTAAATAATTAATAATAAATATTTAAGTGCTAGCGTATTGACAAAGATTATAAATTAATATACGCTAGTTACTTAATAAACTTAACAAAGTGAGGTTGTATGTTTAAGAATGTTGAGACAATAATTGATGCTGTAAATAGCAAGTTGCTTCCAATGATTGAGGCAGGAGATACTAAGTGGCTAAAGTGTTGGAGCGTATCACAATTTAAAAATTTACAAGGCTACAAATATACTGGCTTTAATGTCTTATGGTTAGCCTTACAATCTTTTAAAAGCCCAATTTATGGAACTTTCATCCAATGGAGCAATCAAGGATTTAAAATAAAGAAGGGGGCATCAAGTATTAATTTACTTTTAGTATCTGATAATATTAAAGAGATAATTAATGAAGATGGAACTAAAGAAACTAAAAATTTTAAATTTATAAAAACTTTTAATGTTTTTAATGCTGAACAGGTTGAAGGCAACATTGATAGCCTTAACCATTTACTTGATACAAATGTTGTTAGTAAGGTAACCGCCTTAAATAATTGTAATCAATACGTTAAAAATACAAAAGCTGTAATTAATCATGGAAGTAATAGCGCCTATTATTCACCGACAAATGACTATATATCAATTCCAGATATAAAAAATTTTAATGAAAGTAAAACGTCAAGCGCAACGGAGAATTATTATTCAACTTTATTTCATGAGCTTGGCCATTGGTCAGGCCATGCAAGTAGGTTAAATCGTAAAATATCTAATCAATTTGCTTCTGCGGAGTATGCTTTTGAAGAACTTATAGCTGAATTATCTTCGGCTTACCTTTGTAGTCAATTAAATGTAAGCAAGGAGCCGAGAACTGACCACGCTCAATACTTAGCAAACTGGGCTAAGTGTATTAGAGCAAATAAAGATACAATCTTAAAAGCTTCTGGGATGGCTAGTAGAGTTCTAAAATATTTAAACAGCTTACAAGCTTCCAAGTCAAATGAAGATAAACAAGTGGCATAACAAATAAACAAGAAGAAAAAAAAATGACTGAAAAATATAAATACCAATATGAGATTAAAAAATACTCACATAATGTAAGACGTTTTATTATTGAAAGTAATGTTAAACTTAATAAGGGTGATATAGACGATTGCATTAATCATGTAGGTTTAAATAAACCTAAAATTTACGCAGGCGATAATCTTAAAGTGTCTTTTGAAGGAACTAAGTACGAAAACAATTCTCCTCTAGAAATAAATGAAATTAAACAAGCAGAATTTGACTCGTAAAATGACAGTCTACACTCTTTTAGAGTTAAGCTTAATAGTTTTTTTTGTAGGTATTTTTATAATTAATAATGAAATTTAAATAACAGAAGGAGGATAATATGAATAAAAAACAAGAGCAAAAAAACGAAGATAAACTATTTGTTTTTGACGTACCCGCAACATTTACATATGAAATATATGCAAAAAATAAAACAGAGGCAAAAAAAATATTAATTGA